CCATTTTCCCCCGCTATTAGCTGTCATACAGCTGACGATGTCCCACTTTCCGGCTGTTGTTGAGAGCGTTGGGGCGCCAACAGTGCCCCACGATACGGCTGCAGGCCAGGTCGCGGTGTAGCCACCGGCACCACCCTGTATCAGCATGGCGGTAAAACTCTCCTGTGCGCGGGGTGGCGTGCTGATTGTGAACGTCGTACTGCCGGTCAAGGTCAATAAATATGCGGTGGAGCTGGTCAGCGTCAGTCCGTAGCTGCCGGTGACTGCGGCGGCGGTAGTTAGTAACGGTACCGCACTGATCGCCACCAACTGACCGTTTATGGTACCGCCAGCACTGCCCCAGGTGCCGTTTGAATCAACGTAGTATTTCGTATTGGCTGTTGCATCTTTTATATCCAGCTTTGTCTGGACCCCTGTAGACGCCTGGAGTACCAGTTTACTGTTACTGGCTGAAGTATTAAACGCATTGATGACCGTCGGTTCCGTTACGGACACCGATTGTCCAGGGTCACCTTTGGCGCCACTTTCGCCAATCTGGGTGACCGATATTGGTACACTGGTAACGCAGAAGCGTTTTCCGCCCGTCAGCGTGCCACTGGAATAGGTCATTTGGACTTGTACATAATTATTGCCGAAAACGTTGCTGGCAGACACAGATGGCGTGAAGCTGCTACCGCTTCCGGTTCCGGAGAGAACGCCAACCCCTGTTCTCCATACCAATCGCAGAGCAGAGACGATGCTGCTGCCCGCCTGTAGGATATAATGGTACGGGGTAATAGCAGGTAGTGGGTTGATGCCGGCCTTGTCATACACAATTGATCGTGTACCGCTGGAAATATTACAAAACAATGCCGGTACACCGGGACGTCCGTCAAAGCCGTTGCGACCGTCAAAGCCACGTGTACCGGAGTTTTTCAGTCCATCCAGCTGCAACTGTACATGCGCGGAATACGTCGAAAAACGGGGCTGACCAACAACGGTAGCAGCTTCAACCGTGGATACAAGCAGCAGCACTATAATCAGGCTATAGACAAAATTTCCCATGCGCCATTCCTTCGTACATAAATTTCACCATCACTTGGAGCATCTGCGATTACGATTCCGCCCGCTGGTCCAATTGGGCCGGTGTCACCTTGTATGCCCTGAATTCCCTGTAATCCTTGGAGTCCTTGGACGCCTTGTGGCCCCTGTATGCCCTGAATACCCTGTAGGCCGTCAGGGCCTGGTGTGCCGGGATCTCCTTTAGCTCCTTGCAACCCGTGTGATATGCGAACGAGTTTCACCGGCGTAGCAACAACAACAGTGTAGGGTCTTATGGTGGTCATACCGTTATACCGTCCTCAATATAAACCTGTACCGGACCACCCAGATCAAGGTGCCAGGGATCGCCGGCGGCTGGCAGCAGCAGCACGTCAAAAAAACCTTGTGAAGCGGTTACCCCGGAAAGGACTGCTTTTGATATTGAGAGGATAATAATGTTGCTGACCGCGTCAATAGTGACAATAATATCCGCCAGAAGTGCTGATGACCGAAGTTCCGCGCTCCGAAGCTGGCAACGGCCACTATAACCAGCCAGTGGAAAAGGGACGGTTGCCTGGATGTCCTGAAAAGGCACTAACTGTATGCTCCATCCGGCATTACGGTACATCGTGATTGGTTTGATGGCAGCTGACATACTATCCCCAGGAAAGCAGGGGCGTGATAGATCACGCCCCGTGTATTTTTACAGCATCTGGATGTTGACAAAATCTCCGGTGGCGGTGTCTGCCAGGGCAGCACCCTCCATCTGGAAGGTCTGTAGATCGTTTGTGAGCAGAGATAGGTCTTTGAGCGGGTCCGGACGGAAGTTTGGGATTGAGATAACGACAGGATTGTTACTGTCAGCCGTGTTAAGGCCTTCCAGTCGTAGTGCATAGGTTTTCTGGCTGTCTTTGAAGGCCTTGGTCAGGGACTGTGCGGCGTAGGCGTAATCAACAGCCAGAACGGCGGCGTCGGCAATAACATTGACGGCAGCTGCTGCGGTCTGCTCGGCAGTGCTGAACAGGTAAATACTTCCGGCGGCGGCGTTGTAGGTATAGTTCTTGTCGAGTACGTAGGTAATGGCGCTCTGAGCTCCGGTGCCTTTGACAACAACGGTGGAAACCTTGATCCGTGACAGGGGAATAACTTTACCGACGCGGGCAGTGATGCTTTCAGCGGTTGCGCTACCGGCGATGGATGTGACGCTGGTGGCATACATGGCGGTTTTCAGGGTTTCGGGGTCGAAGCCGTCCAGCGTCATGGAGGCGGTGGCGGTTTTGCCGGTGGCCAGGCGCATGTCAATCAGGCGGTTACCGGTACGGGATTCTTTGTGTTCGACAACATCGGTCTGGAAGGCCAGTTTCAGTTCGGCGACGTTGCCGATATCGCGGTAGCCGAGCAGGATGCCGGTAATGTCTTTTTCGGCCAGATAGACGATGCCCTGACCGGAGTAATATTTGGTGCTGGTTTCGCGTGGCATAGTGGACTCCTTTTATAATTTGAGTTCTGATGTTTTTAAGATGATATCGGCGTCGGTAAGCGGCGGAGCTGCAACGACAACGCGGAAGTTGATTTTTCTCACGATGAAGCCCAGCTCCTGGGCAATCAGTTTGTCGTCGTGAAATTCAATTTTGGATATGCCGGGCAGTTGAAACCCAACTATGACGTTTTTACAGAAACGGGCCAGCTTTTCAGATCGCTCGACACCGGCGGAAATGCAATCGACGGCGTAGAGTTGTGTTTCGGTGTAGCGGGTGACCCCTTCGGACTCGTTATACCCGGCGATCATCAGGCCGTCGGGATAGCGGGTGGAGATGACTTGTGCTGTGATTGATTCCGGTTTGTCCGGAGGGGCCATAACACTGCCCCGCATGCGAACGGGTAGAAAGCTGATCAGCCGTTCGATGATTGCGGCTTCTATAACGGATTCAGTCAGCATCAGTAGTCACCCATAGCATCACCCAAATAAACCACGGACATTCCGAGGCCATCAGGAATAATGGATAAAATTTCACGGCGCTCCACACGGACGATGACGCTCCAGTCGGGGTCTAGTTGCCCGGCGACAACAGACGACATTGCGAGTGTGTATGACGCTTGTGCGTTGCCGGGAAGTAAGAGCTGGCCGTTTGGATCAACCGTGTCAACGACAGCAGTTGCCGGAACGCTGGTGGCCCCGAATTCGAGCGTGACTGGTTCGCCGAAGTCAGCCAGGTATCGTTCATTGACGGCAGTAAAATCCGGAGGCATTTTAGGTTTCTGGTACGGACGTGATTGTGTCGTCCAGGTCAGTATCGATTGTCTCGAACTCAGCCGCCGCACCATTTTCAATTAATATGAGCGCCTGCTCGTCATCACACTCGAAAATTTCCCCTGCGTTCGTCGGTGCCTGACTATTCTTTTTCAATCCGACAATGGTGTTGATTGCGATTAATCTCATGTTTGACCTCGTTATGGCGGCCGCACAGGCCGCCATAGTAGTTGGTTAGGGTTATACTACCGTTGCAGAAACAAAGGCGTCCGGCTGGTTGAGCGCAATCAGTGGAGCGGACTGCAGCATCAGGAAGCGGGCGGACGGGTCTTCTTCTTCCCACGATTTCGGAAAACGTGGCATAGCGGCCAAAGCTTTTAAATCCTTGATCGCTCCATACAGACGGCTGTTCTGCGCGTTGGTCGAACCAAGAAAAACCTTGTTAACCGGAACGTGCGGATACTCAATCTGGTCAGCATCGGCGACATACCATTCATCGTAGGTGTAGAGATCGACGTTCAGTGAATTGTAATTCAGCGTGCCAAGGAAGTTGGCGCCATTGGCCAGGGCCATCGGGTTGATTTGTCCCAGCGTCACCTTGATAGTGCTTATTGTCCCGCCGCTCTTGTCATTGGCCCGCAGCCATGCAAACAGCGCTGCAGCTGCCGACGATCCCATGACAACCGTGTTCGGTACTACGCCGCTATCCTGAGCAGCCAAACGCGCCCAGGTGGCAAGGTCTTCCAGCGGGTTGCTGGTGGCTGTGGCGGTCCAGAGGTTGACGCCTGCCAGCGTGATTTTATGCGTAGCCGCCATCTGGAAATCGATAGTGTCGTTCACACCATCACCAACAACACTGATTGTGCCGGTATTCAGCGCCTGAGCGGCCATCCACTCTTCACGACGGACAATCATGTCATCAAGGGTTGCCAGATCGGTGCCCACCTGCTGTGCTGCCCGATCTGCCAGGCTGATGCTGCCGGGATAGATAGTGGTTCCAGCCGGCCGGAAAAGGATATCGGCAGCGGTGGTTACCATTTTTGGCTTAACGTAGGGGGGTTTGTACGAATTGGTAGTGTAGCCAAGGCGCTCGACAGTTTTTCCGGCCTGCACAGGAGCCACAAACGGAGCCATACGGCGTTTTCCCTTGAAAATATCGATATCGACATTTTCAGTATCAAAGGTTTTGGTGGTTTTAAAAAAGGTGTCCAGCAGAAATGATTTGGGGCGCTTCAGCTGGCTGACGACATCCAACAGAGTGCGGGTTTCAAAAAGGCTGACCGTACCAAACAGGAGTAGTGGCAGGGCTTGGTGAGCTTCGACGGCTTGAGGGTGAGCGAACAGCCCGGCGACGATCGCGCCAAGGAGCATCAGAGTATAGATAGAGTACGAAACATGTGTTTTCTCCTGGCAGGTTGTTATCCCGCAAAGGTTAAAGGTTGATGGTAGGGGCGGGTTTGAAACCCGCCCGCTTCGCTGTTTGATTACGCTACGACGGTAGTTTTCAGATAAATTCCTTTATCTCGCAGGCCGTCTTTGATGGTGGCTGCCGTATGAGCAGCACCAATGGTCAACGCAGACTGGTTAAAGGTTCCGCTCAGGTAGATACTGCATACCTGATCTGCCGCTGCAGCATTGCAATCAGCGGCCAGAATGGCGAAAGGCGTCTGGCTGCCATCAGCGGCGGCGCTCAAACTCAGGTTAAATTTTCCGCTGGCGGTAATTTTTCCCAGCACAGCGCCACGAACCAGATTTTGACCGGCGATGAGAGTTCCGGCGCTGGTTTCGACATCGAAATCACCGGCAAAGAGTTTGTCTGGGGTGTAGGTTTCAGTTGGCATTTTCGTTTCTCCTTAAATGTTTTGGGGGTGTGCGTCTTATCGATTCGTATTGGCCGCCGCAACCGCTGCTGCAATCATGCTGTTACGCTGAGTTGCCTCAGCGGTAACATCGCCGCTTTCGCTGGCTGGCAGTGATGGGGCTCCACCGGCAGAAAAATCAGCTGCAGCGGCGCTCAGTCGGGCGTTTTCGGCGGCAAGAATCCGGCCGGCGGATGCTTCAGCGGAAATACCTTCCGTGATGCACTGCTCCACCAGCGCCTCGTGTCCTGGCAGGGCGTTGGCTTTGATGGCGCTGGTCCGCGTGCGCTCTGCAGTTGCTCCGGCTGTCTGTCCTTCGGCAACCGCCGCTTGATAGATGTCCGGATGCTTGGTTTTCAGATCTTCAATGTTCATGATGTTCTCCTCTGTGTTTAACGTGGTTGATGATGTGACACTACCGGTCAACGGTTGTTTGGTTTTCATACGTTCGATCATTTGGGGCAGCGTGGCGACACCGTCCACCAGTCCGGCATTGATTGCAGCCTGCCCGGTAAAGACCCGGCCATCGGCCATATTTTGAAGTACGGTATCGGCACCTACGCCACGGGCAGCGGCAACGGCATCAACAAACAGGCTGTAGATGTAATCGGCGTCAGCCTGAAGGATATCTTTGCCTTCGTCGGACAGCGGTGCATGTGAGCTATGAATCCGCTTGTATTTGCCGGCGGTTACTTCGGTGGTTTTAATGCCCTGCTTATCTTCCCAGCCGGAAATGTCTATGTGACCAGTAACTACGCCGATCGAGCCGACGCGCGTGGTAGCATCCGCCATGAAAACTTCACCGGTGGCGCTGCCGATCCAATAGGCAGCGCTGCACATGGTGCCGTCAGCCAGAGCGGCCATTGGTTTTTTCGACTTACAGGCGGCCACGATATCGGCCAGCGCCATGGTCCCGTCTACCGTGCCGCCAGGCGAATCGATGTGTAGCAGAATGGAATTGACTGCGGGATCATTGGCCGCCTGCTGAATGTCACGGGCGATCATTTCTGTGGAGGCGCCGCCGCTGATGTTGGAAAACAGATTCATCTTTTTTGCGGTAACACCCATGACCGGAACGACTGCCACGCCGTCGATAATATCGTAGCCTTGTGGTTGGCTGCCGAGTGGTCGACCCAGAGATGCTTCGATATCCGGAATGCTGATTTTATCGCCGCGCAGATGTGTGGCATAAATGCCCCTGATCTCGTTGAGCATGACCGGTTCTATGGCCCAATGGCCGTTAACGATATCGATTATTTTCATTGGTTCTCCGGTACATCCTGATTTTGTTGTGGCTCCGGTTGCATGACTGGCGCTGGTGACTGCATTCCGGTCTGATCATCGCGCCGCATACGCTCTTCCTTGGCCCGCTGGACATGGTTGGTTTCCCAGTCGGTACAGGTCAGGTTTGATGATTCAATCGCACGGGTACTGAATTCTTCTTCTACGCGGATTTTTGCGGCGTTGGCTTCTTTGACCGGATCGACCTGCGGTTTTTTTGGCCCGGTCCATTGTGCGCCCAGGTAGGCCTGACGAATGAGCGAATCAACCAAAAAGCCGGGGGCGACAATTCGGCGCAGCGCAACGCCTTCGTGCATGAACATTTCATAGATCACGCTGTAAAAGTTATCGACCATCCAGGCCCGACGCCCCAGATAGAATACCCAGGCCTGCTCAACGGCCATACGGGCGGCTGAATATGAGGCGGTAAAATGCTGGATCAGCACTTCATAGGGGATTTCGAGAGCGATACCGATCTGACGAACGATGGCCAAAAAGAAAGGATCAAATCCGGAATTCGGGCGGGAAGATTCAGCGACCGTAATTTCTTCACCGGCCCCAAGATCAATAATGGCACCCCTGCCCATAGGTATATCGCTGACCGAAGATTGCTGTTGCGTCTGCCCGTATTGTACTACCCCGCCTCCTCCGGTGCCGATTGGCGACGAATTCATTCCAGCGAGTCCGACTCCTCCTGGGGTTTTTACGAAGACAGCAAACATGGCAGATACAACGGCGGCCATCAGCTCAGCCTGGCTGTATTTGGTAATCATCTGCAATGGTTCGAGTACGGGAGCCAGAAAGGGGGCTGTCCTGGTTTGGCCAATACGGTTCGGACGTTTCAGGTGGATGATGTTCGGAAGTCCGGTTTTTGGATCGTATGCCGGGATGAGGTCCCATTGCCATTGGCCTCGATCGACGTAAAGCAAGTTACCGGGATGTCCGCGCAGGACGTGATACGCTTTTGGTTCGCCGGTTTCGGAATCTTTTTCGACACCACCCACGAGAGTTGATGTATCCATGGCGAACTGAGGGTTACAGACGCGATCGGCTTCGATCAACTGGATACAGAGGCTGTAGGGGTTCCGGCCCCGCTTTTTGCGTGGCAGAGAGACGAAGGAATCTCCGTTTTCCAGAGCGGAACGGAACGCCAATTCTCCCAGGCAGTTGAGGTTGTATTCGCGTGACCAGTCGGCTTCTTTCGAGAGCGAGAAAAGCCGCCATTCACGCAGGGTATTTATCTGCCAGGCTTCGGCGCTCTGATCGTCGAGTTTCAGATATTGGCGATCAACCATCGGCTGCAGCGTCAATCCGTTGCCGATTACGGCGGTAGTGGTGCTGTTGATGGCACCGGCGGCAATCGGGAAGTTGCGGACTGCATCGCGACAGCGGCCGCGCATGTCGTTCAGATCAAGCAGAGTTGCCGTATCGGCGTCGGTAGCGTAGGGGAGCCAGCTGTTTGTTTCACGCCGATTACGGGACCCGGCGTCATAACCACCGCTACCGGAGACGGACGCCATGAATTGACCGGCGACGGCGGAAGTCATGCGGGCATGAAGGCGCTTGGCAGCATACTGCGGGGCGATGTA